CTCTTGATCGGCTAGCTCCTCCTCCGGGCGATAAACCATGTAAATTTCATCGGCCTCCAAGCCTTCTAAACCAATAGATCGACCGTAGTATGGGAAAACACCCACTTTTGAAAGTGGATTCGATTTAATTTCTAAAAAACCGTTTTGATCAATTTCTCGTGCTGACATTATCGCTCCTCACACGCTTCTCTGTGGGTGGTCTCTTTCGCTTCGTTAATGAGCTTCATTTAATCTTCCTCGAACTCGATAACGGGAATCATAACACATTTACAGTTTATGGCTTGCCCTGGAATACCCCTCTCGCCGGTCCTTGGATCAATTACCGGGAGATCGTCAAAACTAAAAATACCACCGTTTAAGCCTGTTGGGTAGTTCGCAAGGTGATCTGCCCTAGGTTTCTGACCTCCACCGGAATGACGCCATTTAAACTTTTTTATTCCGACGTCTTGCATTCGAGCCTTATTTAAAGAGCTATAAGCCTTTCGGGTTTGGTCCAATGCCATGTTTTTAGCGTGCCGCTTGGAGATTCCTTTTTGCTTAGCAAAAAATGGTTCGAGGTTTTGCATACCGTTGCCGGTTGTTATCGCTCGCATCACTTCGCCTTGAATCTGCCCCATATACCTGGTCGGAATAGTCTTTATTAGTTCTGCGTTTTCAGCAATAGAAGCTTTTAAAACCTCTTTGACATTCGCTGTGGCCTTTTTCCCGGAAAGCTCTAGGCCGCCAGATATCTCTTTTAAACTAGACTTGAGCTGCACTTCACTCGACTTGGTCACAGCCTTCAGCATTTGCTCCGCTAGTACTCTTGATCGCTTATCAAAAGCTTTCTCAAATTTAGCTGTTAGCTCGTTCATCAAAATACGGCTTTGGCTGGATATACTCGCATCCTGCCCAGTAGATTCCTCAAAGTACTCCTTGGCGAAATCCTTATTAAAAAGCTTGGTGATCTCTATTTCGGTTTGAGAAGTCATTTGGTTAATGAGCTTGTTTAATTGACGGGTGTACTTAATGCCAATGTAAGCACTGTAATTTAATGCCTTACCCTCGACCGCATTATCCTGCTTTTTTTGACGTTTTTTGGCCATTACTTGATCGGCTCCCATCGCTCGTCGTCCACAATCATGACGTCCATTCGGTTACAGCCATCCTTGTAATCTTCGGAATTAATAAATTTCATAATCTTACCGATATCTTCATCGGTGGGTTGATACTTAAGGCTTATGTGAGGCAAAAACTCATCGTGCGAATGCTCAGCCCCTAGAGCCTTGATTTCTTCGTGACGCCTACTCAGGTCTTCCCCTTTAAGCATTAGTGCGATCGAGCGATATTCGCCCTCGCCTAAAATTCTAACCTCGCCCGTTGGATAAGCTAAAAGCGGCTGGGTACTAAGCTCAACCTCTCCGATGCCGTCCGGGGCGTACATTAGGGTTATATGCAAATCCTTTTCTTCAATGCCGCCGTCGATACCCGCGCCATATTTGAGCAGATCAACTAAGCGCCAAGCATCGCTTTTTCTAGGCCGCACGCTAACAAATCCAAGCTTAGGCATTTCATCCAGATTAAATAAATTGTCTTCATCCTCGTCTTCGAGTTCCTCGGCCAGCTCTAGGTTATTGAAACCGCTATTCTTATCGGTGGCGAGCTTGTCCCTGATCTCATCACCCCCAACAGCGCCCATGTTCACATAGTTCAAGTCAGATTGAGACTCCGCGAAGCGTAATTCCGAACGTTCTTTGCGAGTAGGCTCATCTGTTGGGTTCCAAACGATATCAAAATCCTTTGTATTCCCGGTTTCTGATTTGATCACTAGCTCATAGTGTCGTTTTAAAAGTCCGGTCAAGTTGTTGTCCTGAATAGTGCCTAGCTTCTCGTGGTAGCTTCGGCTCTCAAATTCCCCCGTCGCATTGAAGCCTTTGGGGGTGGTCTCTAATAGCCTGACCGCAGGAATACCTGCTATCGACGCAACCAGCTGATATTGGCTCATAATTACATTGTCAAGATCAGCGAGTGAAGTGTCCGTTTCAGTAAGTTGCTCATCTAGCCCAAGCATCTTAACCCCGTAATTATCCCGGAGCATTGACCAGACCGATATCTTCTCCTCTACTTGTGCTTGGTTGGCCATGACGGCTTCCATATCTACGTTTAAGGCCGTTGTGCGCTTGGTCATAGCCAATTGCGGAGCCTCGTTCGCGGTACGCTCAGCCGCATAGACGCGCTCGTATAGAAGCTGGGTCAAAGGCAGGCCGCCATAGATATACGTTGGCTTCAGTACATCAGGCACCTCAGAATAGCGAATAATGCAAAGGTGGCTCTTATGGTAAAGCTTGCCTGAAACTCGCCAGTAAGTTGGCTCGTAAAAGTCTATCGATGATGGATCAGAAACCGCAGTCGCGTCTAGCTCTGGGGTGATCCAATACGGGTCAATCTGGGCGATCCCTTTATAGGACCCTTTCTTAACGCCGTCGATATTGAAGGGCTTGGTATAGTAATCCTTATCCGATGAATCCACTTTAAAAAGCGCGATCCGGATTCCGAAAACTCGGTTAAAACGTTCGAACTCAATAAGGTTTTTAGTGATCTTGTACTTTTCGTCAGTAGCCCTGATCTTGGTCAAAAAATCGGTATCGTCGTCGCCATCTTCCGAAGCGTCCGGTAGGCTTATCTCATAGCCGTTCGCTACTGCATCCTCTGCCGGGGCTGTGCAAGCCTTATCTATAACCCACTGCTGGGCCAGCATCGCGCACGCTTGGTATCCGATAAAATTCTGGGTTATGTACCAACTGTAAATCGAATCGGGAATGCCGCGAATATTAAAAGCGAAAGCCTTGGAATTGTTAGCCTCATCCATACCGACAGCTTGATCCGTAGCGAAACCGCTAGGCAAACCTTCGATCGGCTTAAACTGTGGCGCCTTAAATTTCTCTAAAGCGGTATTAACTTGCTTATTCAGTTTATTTTTATCGGCGATAAGATCGGTCGAAAATAGCCCAGGGCTTTTACCGCCTTCTGCAAGCTCAGATTTCAATTCCTCAGCCTCTTCATTTCTGCGCTTAAAAATATTGTTAAACATAATTGTCTCCTAGGTAAAAAACCCCTTTCTAGTTCGATCACCAATTAACATGCGGTCTATAGCGTCCATCCAAGTGTCCAGGATATCATCATTCGGGTGAGAATCATCAACGCTAAAATCTGAGGCTTCCTTAAGCCCCTGCATTACCCAATCGGTCGTTCCGGCCACAGAGCCGTCACTATAACGTGTTTGGACTAGTTTTTCCCCATCATCTGTGTAAAGAGCTGGAACAAATACTTCGCCGCCTTTAATCTGGGGGGTCACGTTCTTACAGCGCACCACCTTGTTTTGATTATTTCCTCTAGGAATCTCCTCGACGGGTATCACATAGCTTTTTTTGGCTGCCTTTTTCTTTAATGTTGTGATCAGACCTTGACCGGCTTGCTTGTCCTCGATCGCCATATAGCGAATGCGTGACTTTTCGCCAGACCGGCTCCACCTATCCCAGACCTCGACAGCCTTTTCCAAAAGCTCCTCCGGGTCCCACTTCCCACGCTCTACATCGATAATGTACAAATTGCCGTCAACGCCTAGGCCAGCCAGTGTAAATACGGTCCAATCATTATGGTCCGCTACCTTGCCCGAGTTGGTATCCACAAAAACAGCACGCCATTGAAGCTCCGGGAGCTCGGTATATCGCTGAAACCAATCCGAGTTTAATAAACCACCAGTTAGCGCGATAGGTTTTTGCATGTATTGGCTCAGAAAAGTGTAATCGTCTCGCTCCCACAAACCAACGAGGTCGTCCACTGATTCCATTTCTGGCCAATAGGACCAATATTTTACCCCTGACACTGTCTTGAACTTCGTGTCTTTTACCGAGTTCCAGCACAGCGTTCGATATGGCTCCTCTAAGCTTTGAATATACTCCTCGTCAATTAAAGCCGGTATTTCTACGCATTCGAAGTCGATACCCATATCCCCGGAAAGCATAAACCCAGTGGCATCGTTTACGTGTAATCGCTGTTGAATAGATACAAAGGGGGTGGGGTGTTCGTCTGATTTATCGCCCCGGCGTGATCGAACCGTATTGACCAGCTTACGGTTTGCAGCGTTTCGCTTCGTCTCCGAAAACATATCATCGGGCTTATTGTAGTCGTCCAGCATTACCGCGCCCGAGTACTCAGGGCCAAAATACCCAGCGCGGCCTCCGGTGATCTGACCGCCCGAGCCACGCGATACTGTCTGCCCTATGCTCTTACCGTCTTCGCTTAAAACCTCCCATTCTTCGGCTTGGTTAACGCCAAATCGAACTGGCCATAGTTCTCTAAACTCCCCAGAGTCGAGTATATCCCTAGTGCGGCGAGAGTTACGTTTTACCAGCGTGTCGGCGAATGAAATGTTCAGGTTTCTGAACTTTTTGATATTGCCATCCATGCAATGAACGTATTGGTATGCAGGAAAGTGTATCGAAAAGAACTCCGTCTTAGTTCCGCCTGGTGGGAGGTTAATTATTAGCGAACCAGGGTTTTTGCCCGAAATAAGATCATCAATACGGTCTGCCATCATTCGGTGATGCCAGTTAACTAACAGCTTATCGCCCTGCAGTAGCTCAAACCAAATACGAGTGAAGTCTAAAAACGATCTTGAGGAGCGTTTTTTAATTGCCAGCTTGGATGCATTACTTAGCTCGGACCACTCTAAAACAGAATTAGTCGCCGAAATGCTCATCTAAATCCTTCTCGGCTTGCTCGAGATTCTTGCGAGTTATATCACTAGGATGAAGTGGTGCGCCGTCTTTGCCGGTTACCTCCATAGACTTCCCATAGCCGCGATCTTTGCCCCTGCGGTCGAGATAATAAAAAATGGACTTTTCTTTTTTAGCCTTGATGTTAACCATCAGCATAGACTCGGCGAAATCGATATTTTTCTGCTCTACGTCGTCAATAGCCTGTCGATACTTCTCGTTTTTTTTCATCCAGTCGTAATGGGTGGTTCGACTAAGATCATTGCAAGCCGCACAAGCCGCACTAACATTTCCCACATTTCGTTCCATGGCTTCGATCATCTGCTTTTGCCGTTTGCTCAATCTAGACATTTTTTACCTCCCCTTGATTCTTTAAGCCTGTATTTGAAAGTAGCATCAATCCATTTTTTTTCTTTATTCTTGGCCTCTTTGTCGGTTATGGAATCAGGTCTTAAAGGCTCGTTCAAGACGATTGCGCCTCGCCAATTACAATTATTTTTCACATCATTTTCCCTATACAGACACAAACCGCAGCAACAATAGACACGAAAAATACTATCGATCCAAAAAAATCAAAAGAATAATCGTCTTGAGGGGAAGACCTTAGAACCATATATAAAAAACCGCATACGATCATTAGAAGTGGAACTATCCACCAGTGCAAGGTGATAATCATCATTTACTCCTCGAAATTGTGGCCGTCCTCATGGATAGCCTTCTCTCCGGTATATTCCTGCCAACGCTTAATGATCACGTCGCAGTACTTGGGGTCAAATTCCATCATGCGGCACACCCGGTGGTGTCTATGAGCTGCGATCATGGTGGTTCCTGATCCGCCAAACAAGTCTAAAACGATATCCTTGCCCTTGGTGTTGTTCAGCATCTGGTACTCGATCAAATCGACCGGCTTCATGGTTGGATGCTCTTTGTTAGCCGTAGGGCGGTCAAATTCTAAGATGGTGGTTTGCTTGCGATCAGCAGCCCAAAGGTGCGCAGCCCCTTCCTTCCAGCCGTATAGGCAAGGCTCGTGCTGCCAGTGGTAATCCTGACGCCCCATAACCATGCTGTTTTTCTTCCAGATAAGGCACTGACGAATGGTCCACTGTGCATCAATACAAG